GGAAAGTGAATTTGTAGAATGGGCGGGAATAGAGGCCGTAGATCGGGAAGAGCTCGAGCTCGGCACCGAAGTATTTAAGCCAGCGGATCGCTCGAGTGTGACGGGCGTCCACGAAGTTGGACATTTCTGGATGCTCGGCAAGCCAACGTTGGAGAAGCTGCCTTGTGTATTTGATGACGAGGCGGGGATGCTGCTGCATAGTCTCAGTTCCGAGGAGCCAGGGATAAACCCCTTCGGTCAAGCTATCGTCTACAACCAGGCCCGTGATACATGCGAGCTTGCCGTCGACGAATATGGCTACACACTCTTTCGAGCCCTTGACCGAGGCCCTGACAGCTTCCATAATCCCATGGCCCTGAGCAAGGATTTCCCGCTGATCGTCAAGAGCCATCCGGTCCCGGAGTTCCAGCATGTGCTCGCTCATCGGCTCGTAGAAATCAATTGCCATATTCGAGGTCCGGTGTGATGGAGAGAAGATTGAGCGGAAGCGGGTCACGAGACTCGATAACGATAGCACAGGTCATATCCCAGGATACGTGAGAGGGAACTTCGTAGGCCCCATCGAGGAGAGCGTTGGCCTCGTAATAGTCTTCCGTCGAGCGATTGTAAATCTCGATGAGGTCTCGCTCGGAACCCTGAGCCCCGACCCATACACCACGAGATTTGCGAAGCCGTAGGATAATGTCGTTGGCTGTTTTGCGGAGGTATTGACCCGCTGCATTCGCTGCATCCAGGTCAAGCGTCTCTAGCCGAGCGTTATAGGGCAGACCAATGTGAACTCGAGCGGCCGAGTACGGAAGCGTTACTGAGCCTCCGACAATCTCCAGTTCCTTCTGAACCTTTCCGTCAAGGAGGGCCCAGATGGTTTCGCCCTGGAGATAGTCAAGGTCGGAGATAGTCTCTGTGCAGACGAGGATATCTCCGGTAGCATCCATCTCCTCGGGAAAGATTGTTACACGGAGCGGAGTGGCTGTATAGGTTGTACCTGCCGTTTCGACGAGCGCACGAAGAGTGATGTTACCATACTCAAGCTGGATTTCATCGCCCTCAACAAGCGTGAGCGTGGAGGCAAATTCAATCTGGTTCTCGTCAAGAATTACGAGCTCGGAGAACTCACCCATGACCTTGTAGGTGATGGCACAGTCGACATAGACCATGTCGTCGAGCTTGTCGTTGAGATTGACCTCGGTGCGCTCGATGAAATAGGTCGTAACTCCGTTGATCACGCGCTCGGTTTGGAAATAGACTCCGTCGTGATCGATTTCAGTAACGCAAGCGACGTCAAGGAGTTTGCCTTGCGTAGTGTGAGTACCCCAGCCCCAGATTTCATGCTCGCGCGCGTAGCTCAGGATAGCAGCCGTGCCATCCTCGGTTACGCAAGGGATCACATTCTGTGGATACGGAGCCGAGTCATAGGCCACGATCCGATTGTTCTTGAACAGGTGCTGAGCGAGCCGGGAAAGGTTATCCGCCTTGAACGCGTCCGAGGTATATTCATAGCCCATGTCAAGGAGGTTACCGGAGGTCGACTGAATGAACAGGACTCGATCGGCAATGGCCAAGGGCTTGAGATACGGGTCCGAGCCATAGCTTGTTTCGATGACAGGGTCAAGCGTAGCGGCAGACAAGGGTGCGTTGTTGAGGGTCTGTAGTATCCATTCGCTCGAGGTCGTGAAGATGAGGAACTTCTTCAGCTGGATCATGTGGTTGATCGTATGAGTCTTGCGGCCAGCGAGCGTGAACTCGACAGCATCGTCGTCCTGCAAGGGCAGGGACTTGGTGAGGGAGTTGAATATCCCCGGCCGAGAAACAATCATCTTCTGGGTCTGCGTAATGGACGAGCCGTAGGCAAACCGTTGCTTGTAGAACTCGCCAACTCCCGGATATTCTCCTGCCGGAAATGAGTAGCTCGTACCGATCGGTACTACGTCGTAGGACGGAGCGAAGTTGCGATCGGTGTACTCGAGCTCGGTGGAATATCCAATAAAGCCGAATATGCCGTTGGCGCCCTTGTAGATGGTGTATTGAACTGCGCCAGCAACAGCAGACCAAGAGATCACGACTTTAGTCCGTCGGTGGCCTAGGTCTGCATCAACCTCGATAGCTGGCGAGGCCTTGGTCTCAGTTCCGTCAGCGAGTGTAGCGGAGATTTTATACTCCGTAGGAACCGGTTCGACTACATAGTTGTCATCGCCGGTGGTAGCGTTGGTGTATACAGCCGAGCCTCCACCGGACCAAGCAGGATGAGGATCGAACGAGGTTTCGATAAAGTCCCAGTCGTACAAGCCCAATCGCTTGAGCTGCCTCGGCTCATAGAGCGGATGGAAGATATACATAACGTCATTGGCGAAGGTGAACTTGAGCTGCCGCACATGCTCGGCGGCGTACTCGGTTACGACCTCCATGAACCCGTCGACATTAGCTGCGTCGTTGTCCGCGTGAGGGACGTGGTCATCGGGAACGGTGATATACCCGCCGAAGCGGATGAACCGAATGTAGAGGTCTCCGAACTCAAGCATATAGGAGTCATCGGGAGCGATGCTCCAAGGGATTAGCTTCGCTGGCTTGTCGCTTGTCTGGAACTTTCGCTTGTTGAGCATATACATGCCCCAGCGTTTTTCCATTCCGCCCTCGACCCCTACGACGAAGTTCGTAGCGACCTTCACCCCGGTCTGATACTTGACGAGGTCAACGCGCCCGTAGAGCTTCGGATCGACAATCCCGCCAGCAACTGTGATAAGAGGCGCTTTCATTCCGACCTCACGGAGATGAACTCAGGGACGAACTCCTGATCGATCATTTCAGGCTCAGCGTTGGCGACGGAAGTCTTGACCTCGGAGAGCTTGGTCTTATAGGTATCAGAGATAAACTTAAGCAGGGTCTTATCCTTGGTGATAACCATGCAGCAGAGGGAAGCGAGTTTCAACGCAATAAGCTCGAATATCGCTGCGGAGAACCGATCGATAGTTACGCGGCTCGATCCGTAGCGGATGACAGCGCTCGCTTGGTCTGTAAAAATGTAGGATCGGTTGGAGGATAGGTCCGAGGACATACCTTGCTCGAACTGGACTGGCGTGGAGTTTTTGGAAGCACCGATCTGCCAGACTTTAACCATATCCGAGGGAACTGTATAGGCGTGGGTCCAGCCACGAAGATCGGCGAGCTCGACCTCGGAAAGACTAGAAATAACACGACAATCCGGCCAGTCGAATTCCCCGATAACGAGCTCGATGGCTAGTTGCATATTGGCCTTGGTATGGATGGCGCCAGGAGTGGTCCCATCCAAATCTCGAATGGTATCGCGCACAAGGAAACCAAGTGCTGTGTTAGCCAGGTCTACTTGTGAGCGAGCCATGTTAGTTGCCCTTTGCGAGCTTGGAGAGAAGAGCCGTCAGCTCGGACATCGTGTCCTTCGGAGTGGCTGCCGCCGCCTCGATGCCCTTCATCTTGTCCTTCTTGAAGTCGTCGAAGTCGGCTTTCAGCTCCTTCTCGAGTTTCTTGTCCTCGGGACGAAGGAGCGGCCAGGGATATGGCAGGTCCTTCTGAGGAAAGTAGAGATACGGCTGCCCCGGTTCCATGAGGGCGCCCTTGTCGGAGTAGAACTTCTTGACGACGCGGGACTCGATGGGCTCGCCGACCGAGGTCATGTCCTGGGTCGGCTTCGGATCGGGCTGGGTGGACATGCCCCCCGTAGCGCCGGTGGAGACATTCGGTTGAGTCTGTGCCATGTTGGTTACTCCTTAACCGTTGATCTGACGCGAGGCAGTGACGCCGAGCGTGATCTTGCCGGCAGTGAACGGACCTGTCGCGACAGTGTAGTTGGCGCGCAGATACCGCTTGACTTCGGCAGGGATTGCGAGGTTGTGACGGACCATGTCCTTGTCGGCAGGGACGAGGTCGGTCTTGGCGAAGGGCCCGATGGTCGAGTGGGTAACTACCCCCGAGCCGAAGGCCTCGTCGTTGGACGACTGAATGTCAATCGTCAGTGTAGCTGCGCCGGTGGCGAGGAAGGTCTCGTCGATGGCGAGGAAGATCGGGATGTCACGGTCGTTACCCGAGTATCCCATCCAGTGGTTCGGTCCGAGATCGACCTTGTCGGTCGAGACTGCGGTAACAGTGATCGCCTGCTTGTAGGAGACCAGATTTTCCTTATCGATAAGCATTTGGAACTCTCCAATTGAGGGAAGTGGCTAGGGCCGAAGCCCTATGCCTTAGACGAAGGGAACGAGGGCTTCGGTCGTGAGGATCGCATCCGAGCGACGGACAGGAATGCCGTCGAACATAACGACCCGCTTGCCCATCCAGGTTTCCCAGGTCAGGTTGCCGGCGAGACGATCAACGATTGCCCA